AAGGTCGGCCAAGTCACGTTCCACACGTATTTCAAGGATCGGTGCCGCCAAGCCAACATTCCCGTCATATTCATCACTCCTAAACGCGGTGGAGCCGGTTCCAAGGGCAAAACCAGCCGGATCATGTCCTCCCAGGGCTATTTCGAGCAGGGAAAGGTGTATTTCCGCGCGGGAATCGACAATTTCGAGGAAGCCAAGGACGAGTTCTGCAACCTCGGCCGGTGGACGAACGACGATCTGGCCGACATGCTTGCCGACTTCTTTGATGAGCAGGTGAAGGTGCTGGAGCCACACCGCGGCTCACCCAACGCCAACTGGAAGCCGCCTCTGCGCCCCATGCCGTTTGAGTCTCGCGCCATTCACTCCGCCTTCAACTCGTTCAACCCGCGCGACCCCCTCGGCCGCTTCGGCCAAGATGGACCTGCGACCACACGCGAGCCATTCTCTACAGGACACTTTAATGCCGGATCGTAACGCAATCGACCCGTCGCCCCGACTCCCCGGACCCCGCAGCACCAACACGGTGGACGACGCAATCATAGAACTCTGGATGCAACGCCAGAACGCATCCCAGCGCCTACGCGACCCCTACGAGGAACAGTGGATCCGCAACTGGAAGAGTTACCGCGCATTCGTCGAGGAGCGCGTGGATCCCCAGGATTGGTGGCGATCCAACTCGTTCATTCCCGAAACATTCAACGCGGTGGAAACCATACTCCCGCGCGCCATCCTCGGTATGTTCAGCAAGCCCGAGTGGTTCGATGTGAACTGTCTCCACAGCGGCGCACAGGGCCACGATAAAATGGGCGTCTCCTGCCCCGAGTACGAACGCGGTATCAAGTCCTTACTCACCAACGGATCGCAGCGTATGAACCTGTTTGAGCCCGCCTACATCGGCAACAAGTACTGTGTTATCTGCGGGCACACATGGTACAAGCTTCGCTGGGAGCGCACGCAGGAGTCTCGCGTCATCGATCGACCCGTGCAGGATCCGGTCACCGGCGAACTCCTGGGCATGTCCTCAGAGCTGCAGCCCACCACCACCTATGACGACCCAAAGCTGGAATGGGTGAGTAATTTCCGCCTATGGCCTGACCCGACCGGCAACAACGAGTGGTTCATCGAGGAAGTCGAGACGACGCAGGAGAAGCTGGAGACACTGAATAGTCAGTTCGGCGGGCAGCTCTACAAGAATCTTGGCCTGACTCGCCTTATGAACGCGGGGAGTTCCGGTCGCAAACCAACGGACCCCCAGAATCGCAATATCGGTATGAGTGGTGAATCGTTTGGACGCGAGTCCGAGATGGCCGCTATTGAGGGTGTGAGCAGCACGGCGATGGAGGAAACCTTCGACGGGCCTACCGTCAAACTCCTCATCTGCACTGGGCGTGTTCCCTACGAGCCTAACGACGGCGTGCGCTGGCGTCGCCAGATCATTGCCAACGATCAGGTGGTGATCCGCGATGTCGTCAGCCCCACGCCTGACCTGAAGCCCGAATACTTCGGCGTCCCATACATACCCGTCCCCGGCTTCGTATATGGCGATAGCGTGCTGCGCTATGCTGCCCCCCTCAACGATCAGCTCAACCGTATCGAGAACTTCCGCATGGACGAGGTGGTTCTCGGCATTTGGCAGCAGTACGTTGCAAACCGTCAAGCTGTGCAGAACACCCAGCTACTCCAGCAGCCCGGCGGAATTGTATTCGTGGATACCGCAGCGGACGTTCAGACTGCATTCCGCGTGCTTGAACGTCGTCCGATACTCCCGCAAGCTTATACCGAGTCGTCTGTAAAGCGCGACCAGATTGAACGTATGACCGGAGCGACGGCCTCACAGCAAGGTTCCACCTCGGCAGACCGCGAAACTGCCACGTCGTTCCAGGGACGTATGACCCTAGGCAACGAACGATTCCGGCTCTCCACCATGTGGCTCAACTTCAAGTTCAAGCGGGAACTACTAACGCGTATGTTCGGCCTGTACCAGCGCAACCTCCCCGCGGGTCGCCTCGTCCGACTCATTGGCTCAGACGAGCAAGTCGCCATGGACATCTCGCAGCTCCAGGATGATGTGGACGTCAGTATTGACGCGGATGTCACCCAGGTAGACAACGCGGCCAAGCAGCAAGCCCTTGCATTCTTCATGCAAACTGCCGCCGCCCCTGCATTCGCCCAGTGGTGGAAGGTGGAGAACTTACTTCCCGACGTTGTGTCGGCCTACTTAGAAAAGGATGGTCGCAAATATGTTCGCACGCCTGAAGAGATGGCGGCTATGGCTCAAGCGAGTTTATTCACTGGCGCTCTGGGCGGCGACGTTGCCGGAGATGGTGGACAAGGCGGTGGTGGAGGAGCGGGCCAAGGCGGAATTAGCGGGCTTCTTGGCGGAGGCTCCGGAGGCTAGCAATGGAACCACGCCTTCTATGGACGATATCGTGAAGCTCGCCGAGTCCGCCTCCTCATTCGTGCACGCTCCGTACTGGAGGCGCATGAGTCGCATGCTAAACGGCACAATCGTTGCGGAAATGGAAGAGATGTTGGCCGGTGACAACCACCTCGCCCTCAACCGGGCCTCGGTTGCTATCGCACGAAAGTTCTTGCGTATGCCCTACGCAGATATCGAGCAAGGCAAGGCCGCATTACGGGCTATGGACAACTTCAAGTCTCCATTCCTCGCCCAATCGCGGCAAAGAAGCGCATAAACGCGCAAAGGAGCACCACAATGGCAGATGAACGTGCGGAAATCCACAAATTCGACGTGGAAGTAGATCGGCGGGTTACGCAGAAGCTCAGTGAGGCGGGCATCAACAAGCCGGAGGATCTAGGCCCCGGCCGCGCTGACCTCGGCACTACCGCTCAACTACTCCAGAACGCTGGTGTGGATGACGAACTCAGTCCGCTTGCAGCCGAAAAGGTCATGCGTGACGCGGAATTTGCACGACAGGCTGGTGGAGTGGAACAGCCTCCAGCCGCACAGTCCGCCGAAGCGCTCCCATCCGATCGACTCTCGCAGCTTCAGTCCCAGCTACAAGAAGCCACCGCTGCGGTCGATCACTGGAAGTCCAAGTACGGCCAATCGGAGAACAAAGTTGGTGATGTGCGCAATCGACTGCGTGAATTGGAGCGCAAAGTAGACGGGAATGGCGGGCAGGTTGGATTTACTCCAGCGCAGCCCAACACTCCATTCTACGGAGGCCCCCAGTTCGCGGCTACCTATGGAGCAGACGCAAACGATCAGGTGACAATGGGCCAGCTCATTGGACTTATGCAGGCCCAGAACGCCGCGCTCGGGCAACAGCTCCAGATTAGCCAGCAGCAGGTACTCCAGAACGCGCACGATGTCGCACGCGGACTACGGGGTTACAACCTCACGCCTGCGCAAGAGGCCGATATCCTCGATAACCACCCTGAAATCCTCGACTTACCAGTCGGCAAACGCGAGGGGCTCATGATGGCTATCGCCGGGAACGGTCAGGCGGCTCCAACAACCCAGTCCGCAGCTCGCACAGCGTCCCAAACTGCCGTTGAGCAGGCTCGCGGCCAAGTTCGCACGTTTCAGTACATAGAACCAACCACCGGGGCGCAGGCAGCGCAGCAAGAACAGCTCGCACAGTCCGGTCCCGATATTGCGCGTCAGAAGATCAGTAAGGATATCCGAGATGCGCTTAACAAACCTGGCGGCGCGGAGGAAGCAGAGCGTCTTATGAGCAAGCTCGGTGCTGGAGTCGTGGATGACCGCGACAACATCATGCCGCCGAGGCTGACCAGGTAACGGCAGGGTAATGACCCAGACAACTACCTCAATAGCAACCCTGCTTCCGGTCTACTACGACAGGCTACTGCTTGATAATCTCTACCCCGACCTCTTCTTGTATCAGTTCGGGGAAAAGCGACGCCTGCCGCGGAATTTCGGCAAGCAGATCACCTTCACCCGATACTTCTCGACGGGAACGTCCCCCTACACCCCCTCGAAGGTAACGGAAGGAACCATCATCGGCCAGAGCGCACTCTCCGCTGAGACGATCAATGCAACACTCAGCGGCTTCGCTTCGGCTGTCGGCGTGACGGACTTCATTGTCATGACCGCCATCAGTGATGTTGTGCGCGGCTCTGTCTTCGAGCTTTCCAAGAAGATGGCGCTGGCAATCGACAACACCATTCGCCTGGAAACCTCCGCGTTCGGATCGTTCATCGACCCGACTGGTGGATCCACCGTTGCGCTCATCAAGACGAACGACGTAATGACGTTCAACTCGATTGCGCGCGGCGTGGCGAAACTCCGACAGAACGACGCACGCACGTGGCCCGATGGCAACTTCGCCCTCGTCACCCACCCACGTGTCGCCTTCGACGTCCGTAACGACGCGACTGCAGTGGTCGGCTGGACCGACGTGCACCGCAACGCCTCGAACGAAACGGCGCAGGCCATCTACCGGGGCCAGACCGGCACGGTTGGTGGAGCAAGTGTCGTTGAGTCGAGCAACACGAAACAATTGCTGGCGGTTTCACCCGTCAGCGCAGCCAACTCCGGCTTCCAGTCCTTGCTGATCGCCCCCGGTGCCTACGGTGTCGTCGAACTCGACGGCAACACGGCCTCCGTGTTCGTGAAGCAGGTCGGCTCCGCCGGATCGGACGATCCGGTCAACCAGAAGGGCAGCGTTGGCATCAAGACGTACTTTGCGCTTGCCCAGCTCCAGTCCACCCGGTTCCTCCGAATCGGCAGTGGTGGTGCGAGTCTCTAATGCCAGAAACACGCTGGCGCGACCCACAGAAGGACATGGCGCGACACCTGATCAAAGGCGGACGGTACAAGGGTAACTCCGGAACACCGTTCGTCCGCGACATGGATGACGCCATGTTGAACAGTGACTACGTTGACGATCCCGTTGCAGCGGGCGTCGGCACAGGCGAGTTTACCAGTCGCTCATCCGGCGACATCATGGCTCGTAACCTGGCCGAAGCCGCTGGCAAGTCAAGCGGGATCGCAGGAGCGACCGGAACGCCGATCGACATCAAGTCGGCGTCGCGTAACCGGCCGCAAGGAGGCTAACCGTGGCAAATGCTAACGCCACTTTCACGCATGCCAAGGTCACCATGGACAGGACGACTAGTCAGGGGCTCGGCGATAAGTCGAAAGACGAGAAAACCCAGACTAACAAGCCTGTTGGGCCGACCTACGGCATCAGCAAGTAACCGCCCATGCTCTACGCCGGTCGTCATGGCTCGATGAGCAGTGGTGAGTTAGAGCATGTGATTGCGCGTAACTCGCAATTTCTGGCCGTCGTTCGTACCGGCGCGGGCGACGGCCGCTGCGGGTTGTATGACAGCGTGTCCGGTAAGTACATCATGGGTGTGCAGCCCGGACGCGTGCCCGAATACTCGTTCATCCAAGAGGAAGCACCGCGGATGCAGCGCGGTTGGCGCAATATCCTCTACGAGTTGATCGTGAAGGGTAAGCTCGTACCGAACAAGACGGTGCGCCGTAGACTCGGGGATGACATGGTGCGAGACGCCATGGACTATGGGTTCCAGCGGTCACCACGCAACACCCCAGAACCCGAATGGAACCACTCACAACTACGGGAGGCTTCGTGAAGCACACCGACTACCCACGCGTCAGCGTGGTCATTAGCACATACAACCGTCCGGCACTACTAGAACGCGCACTCGCCTCAGTCCACGCGCAAACCTTCACCGACTTCGAGGTGATTGTGGTGGACGACCACACGCCCGACGAGGACGCCATGTACGCCGCCCTTGAAAAGTGGGACAAGGCGTTCACCGATCGAGGCGTGGAAATGTTTGCCCTGCGTCTCAGTGAGAACAGCGGCTACCAGTGCATGCCGAAGAACCGCGGGATCGAGCAGGCGCGCGGGGACTACATCGCGTACCTCGACGACGACAACACCTGGAGGCCAGATCACCTGGCCAAGTGTGTCGCCTCCATAGAATCCGACTTCAGCACGGATCTGGTGTACTCCCGTCTGTGCTACCACATCGGGGACGATAAGGCGCGGGAATACCTCATCAAGGCGTTTGGCGAGAACGATCTGCCCACTGGTGAAATGCCTGGCGTCCCGTGGAACCCCACGCGCCTCTCCTTCGCCAACTATGTAGACACCTCCACCCTGATGCACAGCAAGGGCGCATTCTGGCAGCTCGTCAAGAAAGACGGGTTCGGCTGGGATGAATCGTTGCGGCGCTTCGGGGACTGGAACCTCGTATGGCGCTTCGCCGTGCACGGCATGCGCGGCAAACT